GTTTCCCAGTCACGATCCAAGCTACAATTCCCGTTTCCAAGACTTGCGCACATTGTAATTCGTATGCACGTTCGATTGTGTATTGTAATTCAACAAGATCATCGGCCAATTCAGCCGTTAATTGTGCAAATCCCGTTTCCGATTGCATTCCAATCGCGACATCGTACAATCTGTGATCGTTCGCCGCCAAAAATTCATAATAGAATGGCGGAACAAATATTTTTTCCGTTGAATTGCTGAACGTATTCATGTTTCCATCCGTGTGCCTTGTTACATCAACCGCAACACGCTCGGATCCACGTCTAACTTCAATCGATATTTCCTTTGTTAAGGATTCCTCAACCTTAAAAAAGGATCTTAAAAACGACATTGGCGTGATTTTCTCCTTATAAACATCGATCAGTTTTTTCGTAAATAACGCTCGTGCATCCTGGATTGGAATGGTTGTCATTAAAACACCCGATCCAGATGGTTGGATTTCATTTAATACTAAACCAAAACCGACAATTCCGGCACCAACTATTGGTGTAAACTCAACACCAACCGTTGCGTTCGCCGCAAATAGCGAAACAAGGCCAATTATTAATAATGTGAATAAATTTTTCATTTGTTGTTTTTTAAAAAATGGTTAATTAATATTTAATTGTTGGTTTATGATTTATTGGTTATCCGTTCCGGTTAACTCCGTAGTTGGAACCAATTTAATGCCCACGGTATCCGATGCGATGTGATCGCGTAAACGCCTCCATGAATCAATGATTGTTTCAAGTGAATCGCCTGGATCCAAAACAACTTTGTTTTCAACCACACGGCCGGAAACGCAAATTGTTAGATTTACAGTTTCACCGCCCGAAATCGTGCGTGATTCTGCTAAGATACCAACCGGAAATTGCGAACCATCCGTGGCACCTGATTTTAATTGAACCAATTTACCGGTTGATGCCACACGACCCATTAAGGTACCCGCCTCCAAAGGCGAATCCGCGTATTCATCATTGGTATATGATCCCGATTCATACTGATTTTCACCCACGAAAATTTTTGCAGTATTATAATTATTCGTTTGGGCGTTGTCGTTATTTAATACGTTCGTTACCTTTGACATTTTTATTTTGTTGTGGCCGGTGGCCGGTTAATTACTTACTTTAATTTAAAGTGTTTTTTACTTTTTTTCGATCCCTAAATGGCCATCAATTTTAGCCTCGAATTCGGCCATTGCCTTATCCGCATCAGCTTGATCATCTTTCGATTCTTCAACCGGCTCAGTTTTTCCAGCCGCAACCGTTTCTTTACCTTCTTTTTCAAGATTCGCAACCGCCTCAGCCGCAACCGATTTTCTGATTAATGCCGTTAATTTTTCACGATCCAATTCATCACCGGATTCGATTCCAGCTTTAACCATTGATGCATCCGCCTCAACATGTTCCATCCATGTGGCAACACGTTCTTTTTCAGCTTTTACACCTTGTGCGTGTGCCTCTGATTGCATTGCCTTGAATGCTTCCGGGTTTGCTTTTTTGAAATCTTCGATTGTCATAACCTTATTTTTGTTTAATTTTTCGTTTTCATCCGATGATGCGTTTGAATCAAATGTATCATCATCATAATGAACCGCCGCAATTGATGGCGTTTCATTCCATGCCGCAATTTGTTTACGCGCGGCCGGCGTAATTTTTCGAATCGTTTTAACCAATCCAATTTGTTTGGCTTCTTTTGCCGTTAAAAAAACATCAACACGGCTATCCATCGAAAATATTTCCTTTATGGTTCGGCCGGTGATTGATTCGAATTTTTTAACATCAATGGATTTTTTCATGGCATCCATCAAAAGTTTGTTAATCGCATCCAATTCGGCGCGCAATTCATCCGTAAACAATGTTTCAGATCTTTCAAACCATTCCGGAAACGCCGCACGGTGTACCATAAATCGTGATACATCCAACGCTTCAACCTTATCAGCAAAACAACACATGAAAAATCCAGCGGAATACGCTTGACCGTCAACACGAACAATTTTTTCACCTTCAAACTCCTGGATTTTGGACATCATCCCAAACGATGCTTGTGGATCGCCACCCGGTGTGTTAATTCGAACCGATAACGGTTCACCATCCTCCAAATTATCAACCGCCGAAATGAATTCCGCAGCCGAAAATGAAAAAATGCCACCATATATTAAAACGTCCTTTGCCATTGTGATACCAAATTAAATTGTTTGCTAAAAGAAAAAAATGAATTGCACGCCATTTAGGCATATAATTATATATTTGTTGCATGGAATTAAAAACGAGCGAAACCATACACATGAAAAACATTCCGGCCGAATTGCTGGAATTGCTGGATATTATATCCGAAAATCAGTATGAAAAACGCGCGCATATGATTCGTAAATTTTTACGGGTAATTACTGAACAATACCCGAATGAAATGAAAACCGAACCGGTGAACAATGACCGGAAACGGCTTTTACTTAATCACGTGAATCCCAAAGTGAAAAAAGAATTGGAAAACATTGCCGCACATTTAGGTGTTGGAATGACCGATTTAATCAAAATGGATCTAAAACGTATGATTGATCAATTACCCGATAATCTGAAAATTAAAGACATCGATTAATCATCACCGGATCCGGAATCACCGGTTCCAGGATCAACGATCGCATCCGCCGGTTTTTCAATCCCTAATTCCTCGGCCATTTTTATTTCCTCTGAATATTGTTCCATATTCGATTTTGCGTTTGTACCTCCGAGTGCCTCCGTGGCGGCTTCGATGCTCGTTAACGGAACATGATCCGCACCCGTTCCAAGTTTTGCGCGTTCTGCTTTTACTTCCTTTAATGGATCAATATGCGGAAACATTGAACCAATGAATCGGCAATGGCGATATGCTTGCAATACCATTTCGTTTTTGCGCGTGAATGCATTCATATATCCAGGTGCATTAACAGTATCCGTAACCACCTGAACATGCAACCAAAAATTGTACACATGTTGCAAAAATTGACGTTTGAATTTTTTACGATTCAATTTCATCGTGTGTTCCCAATCTTTTGTGGCCGCACGTGATGCCGAAAATGAATCCGTGTATATCGCGAATGCAACATTCGGTGGAATATCAACCGCACCACAAACGATGTGTGCATTGGTTTCATAAAACTCTTTAAAAAACATTTCGTTTTTAGATTCCAACACTTTTAATTCCGCACCACGCGGCATGTTGTACGTCATTTTATCAGTCGTTGCCGCAACATCCGCCGCAATAGAAACACCATCATCAGTAACCGGCAAATCATTATCCGCATTATCATTAAATCCGGATGCCTTTGCCAACTGATCCATTAATGGCGATTGGCCATCACTGAATTGTTCGTGGACAATTTGATAAACAATTTTTTGTCGTTCCTCGGCTGAACCTACGGCCGCCTCCTTATAACGTTCGATTTTTTTCAACGTTTCCAATGATGTGGCAATTACCGGCAACCCCCTGGAATTATCTAATCGATATCGATTACCGTAAACCATGAACGCCGTAACCAAACCGGTTGATGGCGAACGCGCTGGAATACGTTCCGTTTTTAACGCTTTAGTTCGAACGTGATATGCCACATGTTTACCGCTGGCATCTATTTCAACACCATTAAAAATTCGGTTGGTGTTGCTCACGTTAACGCCCATTGGTGATTGAACATGTGCGCCATCAATCAATTGAACACGAACGATTCGATCCACTAAACGCAACACAACAAGAACATCGCCGCCAACCGATGCGTTTTTATATGCTTCATCCTGGACATCATTAAACGTTGTCATTGATGAATACGATGAAACCGTGGATTCCGCCCATGTTTTAAACAACGGTTCAACCTCCTGGTTGAATTCCTCAGAATTTAAATCAATACCATTTGATGATAACACCTCATTGACCGGTGCCGCATCCAAACGCAAACCACCGTCGATTGTCCACGAAAAACATTTGTTCAAAATTGTTTTTGATAGATCCGATTCCAAATATGATTGCCATGAACGAATTCGCAAACGCTCGTAATCCAATTCGTAATGGATTGGATCACCCATTGCACCCAAATTTTTTTCACCATCATACGATTTAACCGCAGCTTGACCGGCATAACGTGCCGATGATTTAACAACATTAAAAACCGTTTTTGGTTTTCCCCACGTCCAAAATTTTAAATTCATAATTAACAGTTATTTCGGAAATTTTTTCCATCAACCAAACGAACCATTGATGGTGATAAACAATTAACATATCGTTGACGCAAATTTTCCCATTTATCGATGGCGTTCATTATGGCATCCGGATCCGTATATTCAACCTTTGTTTTGGTTTGGCCGGTGTCCAATTCATACATTGCTTTACCCGTGTTCGCAACGCTGGCAATGGCCTCGGTAAACAACAAATCAATTACCGTATCAATTTTTGCAATGTTCGCGCGTATCGTTGCCGCCGTTCTGCCGGTTCCAAATGAAACATCCAATCGGGTATAAATTACATCCTCAGCCATAATATTTTCAAATATACGTTATTAATTTTTGATTCCTATTTAACACTCGCCTCGTTATTCTGAACACCGGTATCCGCGTTAACCGTTACATCATCCACAACCGCATGGTTGTTAAATTCCTCAACAATATGTTGTGCAATTTTATCCGCGAAATTATTAAACGTGGATATGGCCGCCGCCGGGATATTCGCGGTAATGCTCGTATCCTCTTTAATTGCCGTTGCCAATCTATTCGCCGATAATGCCATAATTAGTTCGTTTTAAAATCCGTATGTTTTGCCGCCGCAATATTTGCCGTGGATTGTGGTAATCCGGTGGCCGTTGGTGCGCCTAAATTTCCAATGTGTGTATGCGTATTAAATGCCGTTTTCAACTCATTAAATGCCGTTTCCAATTCATTGAATTTCACCAGAAAATTACCGGTTCCATTCAATTCCGCAGTGCCATCATTTTTTAGATGGATGTACATTTTCACATCACCATTTTCATCAGTGGAATACATACGCGTTTCACCAACGTCCGCCACTTGCGAAACATTGATGTACCCAATTATAGCGGAATCACCTTTTACATTGGTTGGCATATATATGGCAACCATATCTTTAATTGGATTGGAATCAATTCCATGCGGCGCAAATTGGTGATTATCCTGAACATCCGCATCACCAAACCGCAAAAATTTGATAAACAATTTGGCGTTTTTGGCCGCCGTCGATATGACTTTTACAATGTTCCCCATGTTTAAACGTGTGGTTTTGGATAAAGATTGTACCCCTCCCAAAACGATGTCGGAACCTCGTTTGTGTAAACCTCAGGCAACACGCAATTCAACGTGGTGGTTTGTTCTTTTTCATTACCAACAACATCCACCGATTCAATGAACCATGTGGATTTTTCGTACAAATACAATTCCGGTGCCTTAATCGTGATCGTGTTATTCGGCGTTATCAACTTGCCATTAACCGCCCAACGATCCAATTGAATCTTTAAAGTTAATGCACGCAATTCATTTGCCAACGCACGACGCGCCGCCAATGATGTATCATTATCATCGCCGGATGTTTGTGATGCGGTTGTTGGTCGATACACTATTGGCACATATGGATTTTCGATCGTGTATGTTCCAGCATTGCCGCCATCAATTGATGCCTGGCGTTGCAATGTAATATCCGAATGCATTTGTTGGCCATCAAAAACCAAATCAAACTTAACACCAGGTTTGCCGCCACCTGGAACCGTTAAATCAAAATCCAAAATCGGCGTACCTTTTGTTTTGGATTCAGTCAACAACAATTTACCATCCAGCGTGTGCGATAATATAATGTTTTTTTGTTTGGCTAATTCGGTTAAATATTGTTTAATAGTTTGCGTTTGGGATGCCGTTGATGTTTTCAATGCCTTGGATGCGCGCGATTGAACCGCCGGATCCACTTCCAATTTCACATGCTTAAATGGCCGAATCAATCGTTCGGTAATTTGAATCAATGACAAACCATCTGATTGCAATGGATACAATTGCGGTGGAATGGTGCAATCCTCCAAAACACCCGGATGCGAATACCCGGAAATTTTCGCCATTTCTTTTACCGTCGAAACGGTGAATGCCTGAGATAAGGCGAAACCATTCAAAATTGTTTCGCCGTTTTCCTCCAACGAAACGTCGTGATAATGGCCAACACAAAATGCCTCTTTATGCCCTTCATTGAATGGATCAAAATATGCGGCAACCTGAAACGTGGATGCCACTGAATCATGTTTTAAATTCATTTGGAAATTATTGAAAAAATCAATTTTCCTATTCACAAACCGATCGTTGATTTTAAGTATCATACGTAATATACAATTTGCGTTCCCTTAGGAATGATCAATAATTTATTTAAACCAATGGTGTTGTTTCGAATGAATTCATCCAAACGTAAATCCGCCGGATCCGAACCATAATATTTATGCGCCAACAAAATGGCATTGGAATCGCGATCCAAAATAACCGTTCGTTCCTGAGCCGCATCCAATGCGATCGTAAACAAATTAGCAATTGCGAAATCCACCAAATTGGATATGCCGGAAACAATTTCAAAATCCGGAATATACGAATTCGGATCGCCGCCATTGTCCGTTTGTAAACTATCCAGGTTATCAACGTATGTTTCAAACGTATCGCCCAAAAGTTTAGATACCGCCAACACATCAACCGCATTTCCATAATCGGTTTCATCCAGCATGTTCACCGTTGCATTCACCATTGCAGTGATCACATTGCCGGCATTGTTCTCATATATGATTTTTTCATTCGGCGTGAATAATTCCGCCAAACCTTTGCCCAATGCCGCAAACTGATCGATCAACATTTGCATTCGGTTTTGAACCGATATTTGCAACAATGATGGATAATTGATAAAATCCCGAATGGCTTGTGCGGCAATTAACGGTTCCGCCGTGTAATCAATAATGGCCGCATTCACCGTTTGGAACAAATTGAAATATTCATTCGCCTCGATGTCGGTTTTTTCAACTGAATCCGTGGCCGCGTTCAACGCTTCCATATTGGCCGCCATTAAATTCCGATCCGTTGCGGCCATATCTGGCGAACGGTTGGCCATTCCATCAGCGGCGGCATCGTTAACCGTTTCAACATCTTTTATTGTTTGCTCCCTTGGATCAATAGTAACTTTCGGCGCATCATCAATTATGGTTTCAACAACTTCGCCGGTGATCCTGGATGTATTCAATCCGGATACATCGAAATTCAAACGCAATGGTTGCATATTTAATGTGCCGTGTAATGGATGTGATATCACCCAATAACGCTTATCATTTGCAGAAACGCGGAACGCCTCAGCCACATCCAAATGGTTTTCACCCTGAAACACAATTTCCAAGTTATACCGCATTCCCATGCGCTCGGAACGTTTTACCAACGTACCATCAACACCAGGAAAATTAAATTCAACCGTGTTGTATTCTTGTTTTTTTGTCGTTTGCATATACAACGGTTCGTATTCCACACCATCACCGGTGCGGATTATCATACCCGTTTCAATCTTTTGTAACCAACTCATTTTAATGCTCTGTTAAATTGCGTTCGCGCCGCCTTTATAAAAAATTCATCCAATTTTTTCGCTGATTTCAACGATGCATTTTCCATAAAATGCGTTGCTTTAACACTTACCGATCGGCCTTTTTTAAATGAATAAATTGGTTTGATACGGAACATTCCGGAACGCTTTTTTACCACCGATTCAACACGCCATAAAATGCCCATATGTAACACATGGCCACCGGCACCGGCAACGTGTATTGCCTTAACAAAATTTTGTTTGGTTGATCGGCCGCCCATGTTTTTGGCATTCACAACATTCCGCACACCACTCATTCGGTTTTTTTTCGAAACCTTTTTTCGATAATTTTTACCGGTTCGCGCCGTGTCCAACGGAATGAATGTTTTGGATCCAATAGTTCCGCCATGCTCTTGTTGTTCCAAATCTTTTACCGCATGATTGTTTCCAGATAAATCACGCATTCCAACGGTCGATTCCATGTTGTTCACATTGCTGGATAAATCAGCCATTTTAACACGGGAATTGGCACGGAAAAAATTCGGTTGCCTTTTGATAAATGATTTCGATGCGGATTCCAATAATGTATCCTTTTTAACATCGAACGCCGCGGAATTTAATGCAGTACGCACGGCATTGGGAAACGCCGTTTTATTTAGCTTTTCCAATTTGTTCGCATGAACAACCAACGCATCCGTATTAACATCCATTTTGATGGCCATTAATCGTAAACTTTAATTTGAATAAATGTTGATGATAGTAATGAATCGGTATTGGTGCCGGCCGAATTTTTCGTGAACAACCTGAATTCGTTGTTCGCCGGCGTGTCAATTTCTGCCCATCCATCCCAATTAGCGTTACACATGATCACGGTTTTGCCGGTTAAATCAATAGGTGATCCCGTAAAAAAGAAATTATACCGGCCGGTGGCCGTTCTGTTTACCAACGTTGGCGCGCCAAAATCAGCCTCCAATTGTTGATTAATAGTTGGTGCCGATGTTCCTGATTGCGAAACCACGATATAATATCGTGTGTAATTCCTTAGATTTTTAACATGTTCCTCGAATGCCGCCCATAATTGATAACCATTGTATTCAGAATCCAAAAGGCCATTCGGAATAATGGTTGATTCACGAATTAATTTTTCAAAAAATTGGTGGTGATCACCGTACACTTCCAACGATCCAGGTGTTCCAGGAATTACACCATCACGATCACGGATTTGGCCAAACGGATATTCCGAATTCGGTGCGGTAACATTTGTTTTGTCTTGTGTTAAAATCATAATTCAATCGTTATTATGTGGTGTAATTTATGAATAAAAATCCAACCGTTTGCACCGGCTTAATTTTCAAAATTAATTGCCTGAATTCCTCGCGGCGGATTTCCTCAACATCCGCAAAAAATTCCGGATATGATGATGAAATGATGAATGTGTTTCTAAGATTATCGCCGGTATTAAAAAATTCATCCTTTAGATAATCAATATAATTTGCCACGCAATCATTATACACCGCGCCGGATGTGAAATCACCGTGTTCAATTTCACCGTGTTCGGCGGATGCGCCGTGTTCCCACAATCCAACAATTGCCGATGCGGTATCGCCTAAAATCTCGTATGGTGTTCGCGTTTCAAATCCGCCCATGCCATCGGAAAAAATGTTTTCATGCACATACACATCAAAGCCGGCGGCTTGTAATTGATCTTGCATGTACTCCCAATTTTGGCGTGCCGGTATTGTTCCCGGATGATTGATTTTTCGTTGGATCGCCAATTTCCGATCAGCCAACGAAACGGATGTATCCGTGATCAATCCCAAACGTTTCTCCCATGCGGTGGCATCATCGGCCGTAAAATTATCATTATCCGGCAATATGGCATCCAGCGTTGCCAATGCATCATCAAATGCCTGAGCCTCGGCCGCGCCCAATCCTTTGTGAAATTTTTCATACGTGGAATCCGTAGGAATACGGAACACACGCCCGGTTGGATACAATTGCCGCGTTAATAAAAATATTTTTTCCTCAGTGGTTAACATTCTATGTGTATGTAATTGAATTCAAAAATGGAATTTCGCCATTGTCGAATGTGTATGTACTAACCGAAACGGCATCAACTTTCAATGTTACCGCACCAAACACCGATCCAGGTGCCGCCGCCAACACAATATTAATAATGTTGTTCGTGTCGAATATATCGTTTTTATCGGCAACCACATCAATTGAATCGATGAACGGCCGAACCTCGGCCAATGCATCAGTCATTGCGGATAATATTGTTGCTTCCAATGCGGCATCGATTCCCGTGAATGATGCAATTTCGATATCGATTGTTTTAACAACGATCGGTAAATAATTAACCAGGAACACGCCCAATGGTTTACGCCCTGGACGATCAACCGTTGGATCCTCCACGGCCGTTTCAACACCGGCCAAAATCGCGGCCGTTGGTGTTCCCTTTGAATCCGTTGAATCGGCTATTGTAGCCTCCACAAATAGATTGATTTGGCTCGAATTGCCGGCAACCACATATGGATATGATTCCGCAACACCTTGAACTTCATCAGCCCATAAACGATAATCCGCACCGGCACCACCTTGCGGTTCCAATCGGTACGCATTAATTGCCTTTTCACGATATTCCTCGATATCCTCGGCCGCAACCGGTTCGGTGAATTCTGAATAAACGGAACCAATTTGATCCACACCATTTAATGGTGTTGTTGCGGTCATTGTATCGCCTGGATCCAACTGTGAATCCAAACCGGTTTCCAATGCACGAACCAATATTTGATCCGATGAACCGGCCATTGTATGGCCATCATCCAGGATATACAATTGCGCCGGATTTTTTGAATCATCATCCGATTTAAACGTTGTGCCGTTTGGAATGATTGCGCCCGTGGTTCCGGTAACATTCACAAGGTATTCACCGGCCGTTGCCGGGAACGGATAACGATTCAATTTCACGAATCCAAATCGTTCAAGTGTACCACCTTGTGATGCCGGATCCGCCGTATCCACGAAAATGTTTTTTTGAACCTTACCAATGGCTAAATATGTTAGCTTTAATTTGGCCGCCTGAACGGCACAAAATGCACGCAAATTTGATTTGCCGGTTGTTGGAATTGTAATGTTCAATTCCGTTTCCAATGCTGATTTTATGGAATCAAATAATTCTTGTGTTGTTGGGATATCAATCATTTGTTTCAAATGTTAGTTCGGATTCCGTTGCATCCCAAATAAAAACTAGTTCATTTGATTGCAAATTATCCGGTTCCTGGATTGTAATATTTATTTTTATACGGTCAACCGAAATTAATAAAACTTCAACCGATACCGTTGCAAAATTTTGCATGAATGCCAAATCACGTTGAATTGATCGTTCCAATTGAATACGCCCGGCGGAATTAATTGCAACGGTTTGCAACCGTCGTTCCAATTCTGAGTTGTATTGCACGGCCAAATCCTGAGGCATCAACAAATTGTTTGCCCAATAATCCAACGCCAATTCACCCGGAATTTTTTCGCCTTGCGTATCGGCTTCGACATTGCCACCAAACATTCCGACATACGGCATGTTTTGCAAACCACCAATAACAACAATATCATTGCCGGCCAATACAATATCGCCGCCAATTCCCGTTTCAATCATTTGTAAATCCGCCATCGTTTAATTATCAATTATTTCAAAGCACGAATTACAAACATGCATTTGTGTTTCGGTTGTTGTAAACTCATTAATACGATTATTCCAATGCATCAAACAATACACATTGAGATCGGAATATATCACATCATCACATATGATACACCTAGATAAAACCGTTTCACGCTTTTCCCAATATGATTTAATTTCAACTATAATTTGTTCCGCCATCGTTTAATCCGTTGTTGATGTTGTGCTTGGTAATATGTTCGCGCCGCCGCCTGAACTTGAATTTATTCCGCTTGCGGCCTTCATCCATCCCGGCATGTTAATGAAATCAAATTGGATGGATGTTTGAATTTCCGATTTTAGTTTATTCAAATCATCCGTTGTTTGTTCACGGTTTATGTTTTGTGGCGATAATGGATCCGCCTCAACATTGCCGGTTTCATCCGAAACGATTGATTTGGTCAAATCATTAATATCATTTTGCAATTGCAATTGTTCCGCAACAAACATTTGATCCAAAGTACCCTGACCCAATGCGCCAAACGTTGATTCCTGAGCCGGGCCGGCCATTTGAAGTTCCAAAAGTTCACGTGTTTTTTCCGCTAATATCTCGGATTTGGCTTGTGTTTGCGCACGCGCTAAAATGTTTTGCATTAATTCAGCCTCAGCCGCCGCCAAATTACGAATGGATTTTTCTTGCAAATTATATTGATCCGTAATACCTGGTTGAATCGCTTCGACCTTTGCCAAGGTGTCGGCGTATTCTTGCGTTCCACCTTCCAACATTCGAAGTTTCGCAAACAAAACGGCAACCTCCGTTCGTTGATCAATGGTGTTTTCCAATGCCCTATCTTGAACATCGTTCGCCAACTTTTGTGTTGATGACATTTTTTTGAATTGACCAGATACACCCGAAACCAATAATGATAATGCGGCAAACCCGGCGATCATCAATCCGATCGGTGATAACATGAACGTTAAATTCAACGCTTTCATGGCGATGGCCGCAACCTTTGTTACAACGTTAAACGCAATCAATCCGAACTTTGCCAATCCAATTAATTTTGTAAATCCAGCAACCAGGAATGAAACACCAGAAACGGCGAACGCCAAACCGGCGATTCCTAATGTTACCTTTGCAATGGTGGCAACCAACGGTTTGTTGTTCTTTACCCATGCGCCAAACGCCTTAATGGTTGGTGCCAACGATTTTAACAAATCATTAATGACCGGTAATAAAACTTGGCCTAATTGAATCGAAATCGCCTGAATATTATTTTTAGCCATTTGCATTTGCGCCGCACTCGTTTCGGTTTGCTTCATAAATGCATCATTCAACGCGCCGGTTCCATTAACCATTGCATCCAATGTTGTTACATATGCCTCGTTGTTCGCTCCCAATAATGCAGTAACCGCCGAAAGTGCCTGAACAGATCCAAATGCCTTGGACATGTTCACATCCATTTCGCCGGCCTTTTGTTCGATGGCCGCAAATGCCGGCACTAATCCACCAAATTTTTCAATCAATTCAACATCCGTTGCAACACCAAGTGCATCGAATATTTGTTGCATTTCCTTCGTTGGTTTTTTCAAATTGGAAATAGCCGCCTTTAATTGGTTTTGTGCCTGAGCCGCTGGCAATCCTGACGTGGTCAATGCGGATGTTGCCGCCGAAAATTCAGCCAATGAAACACCGGCCGATTCAATGATTGGTGCGGCGGAACCAAATTGTTGCGATAATTCCGCAATGGTAGTTTTACCAAACTTGGTTGTTTTAAATAGAATATCGGCAACCTCGGCCGCCTCTAATCCTTCCGATTTAAATGAATTTATGGCGGATGTCAAAATGTCGGTTGCCTCGTTTACCGTACCCAAACCGGCCACCGATAGTTGTGCGGCGGTTTCCAAAACATTCATGGCATCAGCCGCATCAATACCGGCGGATCTAATATCAAATAAAGCGGATGTTAATTCCTCAATCGGAACGGGCAAACGACCGGCCAATTCCAATACCTGATCACCCATCGCATCCATATCCTCAACGGTGGTATCCAATAAGGTGGATACGTTCGACATGGATTTTTCGAATTTGACGGCCTCATTGGCCACCAACACCAGAGGCGTTAATAGTGCGGTACCAACTAAAAAAGCACTCCGACCCATTTTAGCCGCGGCCGCACCAACGGATCTCCATCGACGTTCGACCCGTGCCAATTTCTTTTCCGCGCTGGATGCAAATTTTGATGTAGATTTTTCGATTTTCGCAACCGTGCCGGAAAATTTATCAACCGCTTTAAATACCGTTGGAACAACAAATTCCGCCATCGTTTAATTCTTTTTGTTTTATTTCTTGGATGTCTTGAATTCCTCCAAAACATCATTATACCAATACTCCAAACCAAGAAAATCCGCATCATCTAGATACAGATTTTCAATAATTTCCGGCGTCCAATGGTGTACACGTACAACCGATTTTACCATTACATCAATCGCATCCAATGCATATTGCTCGGTTTCGCCTTCGCTTTTCTCTTTGGTTAAATAAAAAAACCCGCGATTGCCTGGCCAATTTTATAATCATCCGAATCCAACGCCTCAATCATTGCTTTCGGTTTGTTCGATAATGTCGCGACATATGACATAATGTAGCCCAACGAATCCTCAGTTACTTTAACACCTTTCAAACTTCGGCGAACTTTGCCCATTTGCAAACGTGGTTCATAAACAAGTTCCTTAAAAGGCACATCGGCACCGTAATCCTGAATCAACTTTTGTTTCAACTGAAACGTTGATTCATCCAAAACCAAATCACCATCCATAACCGCATGAACCAATGTTTCAATGTTGTCCTTTTGCGATTCGCGTTTTTTTGGCCGAACCTTTTTATGATCCAACCATTTATCAATTTCCATTTCGGCCAACTCTAAAGTTACCGGCGTTTCATTCTCCATTTTGTGTATGTGTTTATGTGTTTATATGTATCGGATTAACCGATGATTTTTTTGATATTGGATGTTGCCAATTTCAACGTGAACGTTGCCGCGTTTGTATCGGCCGAAAGATCACCAACCGGTTTTCCTTTGAACCCCCAAACGGTTCCGTTTATCATTGATGCCGTGTAATCCGCCTGAACCGGTGAATTGGCCAATTGTCTAGCAATCTCCAAATCGTTCCGTGTGTTCTGGTCGTTGGCTACTAAAACCTCCAATGAACCACGAACACGGTTGATCTGATCAATCATTTCACCGTCGCCGGAAATCATTGAATTATCATCATTCGAACGGAATCCGCCCAAATCTATTGTATTCCCTTCATTCGCTTTTGGGAAAAATGAACCTTGCCCGATATCCGGATGGTTATACGTTACTTCTGTAATATCGCCGCCGATTGCGCCCATAACTTTATTGTTTAATGATTAAAAAATTAATTTCTATGATCCAAAGTTGAATCCAGCCGTGGCCGTTGTCGATGCAATTCGCGCCGTTCCCGTTCGTTTGTAACTAAAGGTTGTTTCCAATCGATCCGGATTCGTTGCCGAAATATCAACATCAATTGAATCCTGCATGAATGCCGGATCAGCAATCAACGCACGCGCCGATAAATCATCCGCATACGCATCAACAATTTGTTTCCATTGCTTCGGTTTAATCACGTTCGGTACCGTCGTTAAATCATCGTTACCGGCGATCGATTTACCTACAACATTAAGATCCTCCAAAATTCTATATCCGAACACAATGTTTAAATCCAACATGATGTTTCGGCAATATCTAAATTGCGGCGGTGTTTCACCAACCGGATGATATGTTGTAACAAAGTCTTTAACCTGATAAACACCCGTGTTGAAATCAACGGTCGAACATCCTTTTTTCACAAACAAATCACGGTTGTTGTATGTTGCCATCGATCCAATGTTTCCATCAGATGGAACCGGCATATCCAGGTAATTCAAATTTTGAACATCCAGGTGCGGCGTGTCTTGTGATAATCGACCAAATAAAACGGCCATGTTTGCCGCGGCTTCCAATGGATGCCCAGGCGATAAAGGTGCAACACACAATGCAATCGTTACATTGTTCAATCGTGCATCCGTAATTGCGGATGGATCATCAACAATTGATCCGGTCAATGCGATATACGGTTTCATTTTTTCACCTGAATATCGACCGGTTGGCGTTGTTGGATCTGGAATACCATTGTCCGATTCCAACGCATCCATGATTGATGTTACTGTTCCATATGTATTTAAAACGATTGTATTCCAAGCCGTTCCAAAATTAGTTAATGCCGTTGCAATTGACGGTGTACCCGCACCACTTGCAACATCCTCAACCACATATGATAAACCGGCCGCATCATCATTCGTGTTAACTGAAACACTCAAATCCTCAGCCGTCGCACCCTTCCATTTGGACGTTAAAATTGTTGAATATGTTGTATCATTTCCATCAAATGGCGACCCCAAAACGTTATCAATGGCATCCGCAATTTTTGCCGATATCTCGGTTGCGGTATCACCCAATTCAATATTTATATCATACGTTTCGCCGTCAACACCGGAACGACCGGCAACGACAATTGTATGTGTTGTATTTTTTGTTGCGGTTCCAACCGGCGTGATTTCATAAACTTTTGCCGATGCTC